GGTCGGCGAACGGCGCGATCGTGGCGACTAGCTCGTCGTGCCGCGACAGCGTCAGCGTCGGGTCGCGCGAGACGAGGGTGAGGTTGCCGTAGCCCTCGGAGTCGTTCACGTTGTCCGGAGGCTGCACGTCGTTGCCGGCGTCGAACGTGAAGCCCTGCACGACCAGACCCGCCACACCGCCCACCGCCACCGACAGGCCGCGCATTCCGACCGGAACGGTCGCGTCGTAGGTCGGCACGAGCGGCGACTGGTCGGTCGGGTTCGCGCGGCGGCCGGTGAGGTTGAACGTGATCAGCCCGACCTCGCCGGCATTCGCGGCGATCGTGAACGTGCCGCGGCAGCCGGTCAGGATGTGCCGGACGCGCGTGGCGCCGCCGTCGACCGACTTGAAGTAGTAGACCGTGCAGGACTCGATCGCGCCGGCCTGCGGCGTGTAGACCACCGACGTGCCGACGTTTACGGCCTCCGCGAGGCCGCACGCGCGCAGCAGCGGCCCGATCTCGGGCACCGCGCCGGCCGCGCCGCTGCCGCGCATCTCTGCGACGATCGTGACGCTCTCCAGCGTGCCGCCGTAGGCCTGCTGAGGGTTGGACAGCGAGCCGGTGATCGCCGGCCTCGCAACCATGCGGGTGTTCGCGAGCGCGTGCTGCACGGAGCGCACGAGCACCGCATCGCCGCCGACCGGCACGGAATCGGTGCCGTAGGTGGTTTCGATCTTCGCGTAGATCGTGTCGCGACTGATCAGACCGTGAGCCATAGGTTCTCCCCTACGCCGGGTCGGCGAGGTTCATGCGGTAGATGACTGTCCAGCGGGACTCCAGACGGCCCACGAGCCGGCTGCCGCTGTCGTCGATGGTCGGCGTCAGCGCGCCCGCGTACCGGGTGCCGCTGACGAACGGGAGGCCGAGCAGCTGATCGGCCATCAGCGCGAGGTGTACCTGGCGGCGCTGCTCGATCAACTCGTCGACCAGCGAGGCCTCGTCGGATGCCTGCGCGACGGTGATGACGGACAACGTGAGCGCCGAGTCGATCAGGCCGAACGAGTCGTTGCCGCTCGGGGACAGCGGGACGTCGTCCAGCGCGTAGACGAGTGCGCACGGCACCTCGCCGTCCGCCTCGCCGACCGAGCGGACGCGAGCCTTGTAGATGCGCCCGCCGAAGTAGCCGCCCGCCTCAAGGAGCGCGGTCACCGAGTCGAGAATGCTGAGCGCGCGATGCGGCATCGCTACTGCTCCAGGATCAGGCGCGTCATCCCGGAGCCATCGGGCTCCAGACGCCGGACCGCGTAGTGGACGTCGCCGATTCTCAACGACGAACCCTTGCGCAAGGCGCGCGCCTCCGCGTCGCAGTCACGGACCGTAAACGTCGGCGCTCGCTCCTCGACTTCGTCGACCATGACGAACCGATCGCTGAGCACGCCGACGATCGTGCCGGCGTCGGTGAGCGCAGTCTGGCCGTGGATTCGAAGGACCGCCGCGTTTAGCGCGGCCTGTCGGGTGGCGATGCTCATGGGAGAGGGCGGGCCGCGGGCGCCCGCCCATCGCCGTTACGGCGTCAGAGTCGTGTTGCCCGGCGTGAGCTTCACGACGCCGGTCGTATCGGCCGACGCCGCCGGGGCCGCGACGATCGCGCCGCCGGTGATGTCGCCCGTGGCCAGCGTGATCTGGCCGATGTTGCCGAACGCGCCGACCGACTGGTCCCAGACCAGCCGCGCGCCGACGCTCCACGCCTGACCTGCCACCTTCGGCACGCGGACCACGCCGCCGACCGCGACGCTGCCGGTCTGGTTCGCCGGGATCGTGACCAGCGCGATGCCGACCGTGCCGTTCATGGGAACCACGGCGCCCGACGGGATCGCCGAGCCGCCGGCGGTGAAGTTGATGACGTCGTCGTCACCGCCCGAGAAAACCACGTTGCGAGCCATATCACTTCTCTCCTGAAGCTGTGAGGGGGGTGAGCCCGGGTCGACACCGACCCGGGCTCAGGCCGATCAGGCGCCGGCGTTGCGGACGATGCCGCGCCAGCCGATGGCCGCGACGCCGTACTCGAGCACGACCTTCCACTTGAGCGAGTCGGAGTCGAACTCCTCCATCTGCTCGACGGTCGGCTCCTGCACGCCGCCCACGAAGCCGACCTCGAACACCGGCTCCTCGGTCGGGCTCGCGAGCAGGTAGTAGGCGGTGCCGGTGAGGCGCGGCGTGTCGACCACGTCGCTCACGAGGCCGCGGACCACGTTCGGCCGCTGCAGGCGGTTCGTCGCGTCCGGGTCGAACTGCGACTCGTTGAGCACGCGCAGCGCCGAGCCGAGCTCCATGCCCGACAGCGCGATCGCCGGACGGATGTCCAGGAAGTCGTTGCCGCTCGGGTCCTGCTGCCGCGCCATCAGCACGCGCATCGCGTCGATGCGGGTCACCGAGGGGACGGCGCCGGTCGAGTCGATGTTGAAGTGCGTGCTGTGGAACAGCGGCTGGCCGTCGCCCATCGTCGGGCCGTTGCCCGAGTTCAGCGCGAACAGCGCGTACAGGTCCTTGTCGATCGTGCGCGCCGCGACGCTGCCGAGGTTCCGGGCGATGTCCGAGAACGCCTGCAGGTCGTCGTTCACGATCATCTCGCGCGTCACCACCAGCATCCGGCCCTTGCGGACCGCGGTGATCGACTCGCGCTGCGCATCCGCCACGGTGCCCTGCTCGTACCGGCCCGACTCGTTGACCGTCGCCAGGTCCGAGAACGTGCCGATGCGGTAGCGCGGGTGCGCGCGGAAGTCGGCGAGATCGCCGGTCCGGGCGATGCGCCGCCACGTGGTGGGCGCGCCGGTGTAGGCCACCAGCAGCAGCTTGTTCAGCGTGTTCTCGAGCAGGTTCGGGAAGTCGCTGGTCGTGTGGCCGAACGCGGCCGCCACGATCTGCGAACGCGTCAGGCCGCGCACGTTGACGCCCGCGCGGCGCGCCGAGTCCTCGGCCATGTCGGTCAGGCTGAAGCCCTTGTACGGGTTCGAGCCGTCGACCTTGCGCTTCTCACCCGCCTTCTCGCCCGCGCGCGCGAGCAGCCAGTCGGTGGCGGCCTCGACTCGCTTGTCGCTCTCGTCGGTACCCGGCTGGATCGCGCCGTTACCCGCGATCGAGGCCGCGTCCTTGTTCGCCTCGGCCAGCTTCGCGAGCAGCTTCTTGCTCGCCTGCTCCGCCGAGCACTGCCGGTCGTCCAGGCAGCTCGCGAGCAGGGCCGAGTGGTCCTGCGCGAAGCGGCCGGCGAACACGTCGCGCACCGCCTGACGGCGCGCGTCCTCGGTCGCGAGCGCGGCCTCGGCGGCCTTGCGCGCGATCGCCTCCACGTCGGGCGTATTGGCCGACGCGCCCTTCTCGGTCTTGTCCATCGTCTGTACCTCACTAGGTGCGTCGGCACGTGCCGACTGGAATGCCGCTGCAGCCACCTGCAGCGGGAACTTCGACTTCGGGGTCGTCTGGCGGAAGGACGCGACCAGGCCGCTCCAGCGCTCGGCCGCGGCGGCCTTCGCGCGCGCCTCGGCCTCGTCGGTCTCGTCCTCGTCGTCGGCCTCGTCGGCAAAGCCGTAGGCGATCGCCTCGGCCGACGTCATCCAGGTCTCGGCGTCGAGAAGAGCCTTGAGCTCGTCCTCGTCCATGCCGGTGCGGTTCACGTAGATCTCGAGCATCGCGTCGCGGACCTTGTCGAGCATTGCCGCGGCGGCTCGCATGTCCTCGGCCTCGCCGAACACCACGGTGGCCGGGTTGTGGATCATCAGCGTCGAGCCGGGGCCCATGCGGATGGTGTCGCCGGCCATCGCGATCACGGACGCGATGGAGGCCGCGAGGCCCTCCACCCGGACGTCGATTCGCGCGCCGTGGGCCTTCAGCGCGTTGTAGATCGCGACGCCGTCGAACACGGCGCCGCCCGGGGAGTTGATGCGCACGAGGATCTCGGACACGTCGCCGAGGGCCTGAATGTCCTGCACGAACCGCTTCGACGTCAGCCCGTCGCCGTACCAGTTTTCGCCGATCGCCTCATGGATGAGGATCTCGGCGCGGCCACCCGCGCGAGCCTTGATCTTGATCACGGGGAATCTCCTGTTACAGGCGCTCGGTGGCGCCGGTGTGAACGTTCAGCACGACCGGGCGACCGCCCTTGCCGCGCTTCGCCACGGCGTCGATCGTGTCGAGCACGCGCCGCGCCTCGGTGGTGGCCGAGCCCTCGTCGTCATCGTCGTCCTGCGGCGCGGCTGCGGCGCCCTCGCCCACGCGGATCCCGAACCGCTCGCGGTCGCGCTGGTCCTGCCGGATTTCGCGGTTGACCTGGTCCGGCGAATCGCCGCGCTCGCGGATGATCCGGCTGCGGCTCTTGAGGCCCCACTGCATCTGCAGCACGAGCGCCTCGGCCTCTTTCAACGGATCGATCCAGACCATCGGCGGTGCGGTGTGCGAGCAGTCGTAGAGGGTGCTGCGGTCGACATTGGCCGGAACCCGAAGCACGCCGGCCGACAGCGCCGCGGTGATCAGGTTGTCCCAGACCGGCTGGCAGACCCGGTACACGAACGGCGACGCGAGCATCCGGTACACCACGAACTGCTCGACCAGTTCCTGTCGCTGCGCCGAGTAGGTGCCGTTGTAGTTCTTCGAGAGGCTCGAGTATGAGGTCATCAGGCCGGCCGCACCGGATCGCAGCTGCGCGTCGCGGAACGGGATCAGCGCATTGTTCGGCCGGTTCGACGAGATCGTCCCGATGTCCTCGCCGGGCCGGAGGTTGTCGAAGATGATCCCGGGCTCCCACTGCAGCTCGCGCGGCAGCGGGTTGCCCTGCTCGTCGGTCTGGGTCGGCGCCTCGTACGT